AACCGTGTTAATGTATCATTTAACGGTAACAATCGTTTGACACGTTACGCTTCTTAATTTGTCCTTGTGACATAACTTTGCACTGACTTGGCTTGTGTCTTCCTTTCGCGGGGAGCGCAAGTCAAGCACAGGCAATAAACCCGCGAGAGAAAATATCATGACTAAAATTATCCTTGGTAAAACGCCTAAGACATTCGCTGCATTCCCTGTCGATTTTCCTATGCCTGATGGCACTACGGGAGAAATAAAAGCCACTTTCAAATATCGCACTCGTACACAGTTCGGAGAGTTCTTGAATAAGATTTTTTCCGAAGCTGGAGAAGAGCCAGTGAGTGATGGCAATATCGACTTTGAAGTTTTGTTCAGCAAGACGAAAGACAAAAATGCAGATCACTTGCTAGAAGCCTTGGATGCCTGGGACGTTGAGCAGCCGTTAAATCGCGAATCATTGCAGTCTTTGGCAAATGAACTGCCAGCAGCATCTGTGGCGCTCATGGCGGCTTATAATAAGGCTTGCACCGAAGGGAAGCTGGGAAACTTAAAATAGCTGCGGCTGCGTTCTATGAGGCGGCTCCAGAGATAGCGGAAGGCTTTACCGCTGCGGATTACGAAACTGATCCGATTGAGGTATGGCCTGAAAACTGGAATACCTGGTTATTGTTCTCAGGAATGCAAACGCAGTGGAATATCGGAATGAACGGGCGAACGGGATTGAATTATTTGGTACTGTTCGCCATGATTGATAAGTTAGGCTTGAGCAAAGAGGAAAGCGATTTAATGTTCCTCGATATTCAAGTTATGGAATACTCGGCATTAGAAGAAATGGCGAAGCATAAAGGGGCATAGGATGACGGATCGCAATATTAAGGTAGGTGTTGAGGTTGATGCATCCGATGCCAAGAAGGGCATGCAAGACTTGGGCGTTGCCGCTCAAGATATGTCGCGCAAAGTCAAAAAGGCGGGCGAAGAAGCGGGTCAGGGTCTTGGTGGTATCGGCGAAGGTTCCGAAAAGGCATCTGAAAAGATTGATCGCACGTCGAAGAGTATTATCCAATCAATCCAGCGCACTACTGTCGCGCTTGAATCTGGCGGTCGCACAACTGCAAAGTATTACGAAACAATAGCAAATCAACGGGGCGTGTCAGTCGATGCGCTCCGTCCTTATCTTGAGCAATTGAAAGCGGTTGAGACTGCGCAAGGTAAATTCACACAGTCGTCTGGCGCGGCTGTCAATTCGCTTAATAAAGTAGGGATATCTGCGGCTCAGACAGCGGCAGCAATGCGCAATGTTCCTGCGCAATTCACCGATATTGTGACCAGCTTACAAGGTGGCCAAGCTCCTTTAACTGTCCTATTGCAACAAGGTGGACAGTTAAAAGATATGTTTGGCGGTATCGGTAACGCTGCTGGGGCGCTTGGTAAGTACATGCTTGGGTTGATTAATCCATTTACTGTTACTGCTGCTGCTGTTGGCGCTATAGCCTATGCTTATAGTCAAGCCGATGAGACGGTGAAGAAATTCCAAAAAACACTTATTATTTCGGGTAATGCTGCTGGCACAACAGCGGATCAAATGATTGGCTTGGCTAATGCAGTTAGCGCGGCTGGCTCAGGTTCTGTTAAGTCGGCAAACGAAGCGGTGAATGCTTTAGTCTCCACGGGGAAAGTTTCATATTCTGTTTTAGAGCAAGCAACTTTAGCAGTTGTAAAGGCTCAAAATTTACTCGGGAAGTCTGTTGAAGAAACATCAAAGGAATTTGCTGATTTAGCCAAGTCACCAACAAAATCAATCATTGACTTAAACGAGAAATACAACTTCCTGACGCTTGATATTTACAAGCAGATCAAGGCATTAGAAGACCAAGGGCGCGCAACGGAAGCGGCTAAACTTGCTCAAAAATCCTATGCTGATGTTTTATTGGAAAACTCAAGCAAAGTAAATGAGACGCTTACAGATTGGGAGCGCGGCTGGAATCGAATCAAGAAAGCCACATCGGATGCTGCTGATGCTGCATTGCGTGTATTTGACAAAGATACAAACGAAGAACAGATTAAAAAATTGTTCAAGGTTCGTGATGAGCTAGAAAAATCTCAATCTAGATTGGTCGGTGATACGTCATTTTTGAATACTGGTGCATCTGAAAAAATACAAGCTAAACTTGATGCTAATAAAGCAGAAATAAACGCGATAAGAGATAAGCAAAAAGCTACTTTAGATGCTGCAAAAGCGCAAGAAGAAAAAAATAAAGCAGATGCGGCTGGCATTAAATTTTCAGAACAAGGAGCTGAATATTTAAATAAATCAGCGAAGATGCAGAAAGAATTAACTGCTGCTACTCAATTGTATTTAGCAGGAAGAACAGAGGCTAATAAAAGAACTGAGCAAGATGCGGAATTACAAACTAGACTTGGGCAAATTCGCGAGAAATATAAAGAGACAATTTCAAAAGAGGAAAATGCCTATAAGTCATTAAGCAGGGCAATATCTGAAAAGCTGCAACTATCTATTCTTGATTTGAATACTGAAAAGCCATTGACTGAAGCGCAGAAATTGCGCGTCAAGCTAATGGAAGCCATCGAAAAAGGACATGGCAAGATTACGCAAGCGCAGATCGCAGAAGAGTCGCGCAAAATCGAATTGATCCGGTCAAATGAGCTAATGAAGCAGTCATATGAAGGCTTGCGAAAAGAGATTGAAAAATTCAAGCCATCTAATGCGGCTGATGAAATCATAAATAAAATTATTAAGGAAGATAAGGCTTATTTTGACCTAATTACTACGCAAGAAGCTTATCGGCAATCACTGAATGATAATGCCGATCTAATGCAGCTAGAAGCTAGCTTGATGGGGCAGTCTGCAACTGATCGTAATACCGCAATCGAACAATTTAAGATCGAACTCGCACTTAAAAAAGAGCTGCTGAAAATTGAAGAAGATATTAACCTGACTCAAGCGCAAAAGGATGAGCGTAGCGACGTTGCGCGTGAAAATGCCAATATAGCCAAGTCTCAGGCAGCTTTGAAGGTTCAGCAGGGCGAGTGGTCGAAGTTCTACCAAGATATTTACAACGGTTTGACAGACTCTCTGTATCGCGGATTTGAAGCTGGTAAGGGCTTCTTTCAGTCGTTTTGGGATGGCATCAAAAACCTGTTTAAGACTACTGTTTTGAAATTAGCGGTTCAGGGAGTAGTGACTGGCACTTTAGGCTCACTTGGCATAAGTCAAGCTGGCGCGGCTCAATCTAGCCCATTAGGAAATGCTGTTAGCTTATTTGAAGCTGGTAAATCTATTTGGAATGGGTTTAGTGCTGCTGGAACCATTGGCGGAGGTGTTACGACATTGGGTAATGCGCTAGGATCATCTACACTGTCGGCATTCGGCTCAGGCATGAGCCTTTCATCGTCTCAGGCGGCCAGTGCAGCGGCGGCATATAACGGCGCAGGCATGACCGGCACTGGAACTGCAATTAGCGCTGGATCTAGTGCGGCCGCTGCCGTTCCTATCGTAGGCTGGATACTAGCAGGCATGGCAGCCAATAATTCCCTATTTGGGCAAGGTTGGGGCGGCAAAGCTAGCAACAGCACTAAGCAGCTCGGCATTGCATCGGGCATGGTCGGCACTGCTTTTGAAAGCACAATTCAAAAGATGTTTGGCTTAAGCGATAAAACCGCTTCAATGCTAACAGGCAGCGCCGTGGTAAATCGCTTGTTTGGCTATAAAAATCCAGAGCTTCAGCAGTCGGAGTTATCAGCAAACTTCGGCGGCGATAGCGTCAGCGCTCAAATCCGCGATGTATTTAAGCAGCAAGGCGGCGTATTCCGCGGCGACAAATGGTCTGAGACAAAAAATAGTGTAGCTGGCGATCAGCTCAAAAACTTAAACGGCATGTTTGACTCAATCAAGCTTGCCGCTGCGGGTTATGCTGATGTGCTTGGCTTGTCGTCTGACACGATCAAGAATTTTACGAAAGAAGTCAAAGTCAATCTCTCGATCACGGGCGATGCTGCTAAGGACGCAGAAGCAAACGGTAAAATTTGGGCGGATTTAATCGGCGGTGTCGCGGATGATTTGTCTAAATATCTGATGCCGAATCTGGCTGATTTTGCGAAAGAAGGTGAAAAATCAGGCGATACCTTTGCACGTATCGCGGCGAACTTGGGCGGTGTGAATGCGGTCTTTAGTGACCTTAATTTGACGCTGTTTAAAGTCAGCGATTTAGGCATAAAGGCGGCATCAAGCTTTGTAGACCTGTTCGGTGGTTTGGATAAATTCCAAGCGGTCAGCCAATCGTACTACGAAAACTTCTACACGCAAGAAGAACGCAATGCGAATACCGTTAAGTCGCTCACAGCAGAGTTGGAAAAACAAAACCTCGTATTGCCAAGCTCACGCGATGGGTATCGTGCGCTTGTCGATGAAATCAGCAAGACAGGAACATCAGAGCAGCTAGCATCTTTATTTAAGCTTAGTGATGCATTTGCAAGTGTATTTGATGGTGTAGATTCGCTGACCACTCAATTGCCAATCTTTGCTAACTCTGCGATGTCATTTGCAACATCGTTAGATGGTCAATATCTTGCGCAACGTAAAATGGAAGCGGCCGCAATCGCAGCAACGCAAGCCATTGAAGCGCAAGCCAAGGCAACAGAAAACGCGGCAAGATTGGAGTCGCAAAAAGCCTACGACGATGCACTACAAAGCCGCTTACGCTCAGGTAAAATCGGCGAGATTATGGCAGCAAGTTATGACTTAAATCCTGTCGAGTTTGGCGGGTTTATGTCGGGCGGTCAATTCGATGCGGCTGGTTTTAACGGCGAGATTTTCAGAAAGCAAGCGAAATTATCGTTAGAGTTAATGGCAAAAGCTAGCGCGGATGCAATTAACGTAGAAGATATTAGCACTGTATTTGCTGGTCTTTTCGAGTTCACAAAAGGCAGTGAATTTAAGAATTATTTATTCAGAAATTTACCTTCGACATCTGATAATTTGGCTTTGGTAATGGCTGATTTTTTAGACGCAAGTATCGAAGGAATGAGGCTTAAAAACTGGAAGCCAAGCGGCGAAGGAATTTTAAATGTAATCAACGCGCACGACGATATCGCATATCAAGATAATTTATTGACTCAATACAAGCGAAGCCTAACATCTGCGGGTGAGGCGCTTCGCTTGGGTATCGTGACGCAAGATCAGTATAACGATGCTATTGCTAAGTCTGCTAAGATCATTAAAGAGCAAGTTAGATCGCAAGAAGAACTAAGCTCAAATCTGCAAAAGGCAGGGATAGAAAGCATCGCGTTTTACTTTGGGCAGATCGGTAAATCAGTCGAAGAACTAAACAAGGTAGCTGCTGAGACTGCTGCACCATTATCGCAAGTGACTAGCGCGATTGGACGTTTGACTTCTATCGCTGATGTTTTCGGCATGTCTGCAAATGCGGCGGGTGGAAAAGATTCTGGTATCACATCTGTGGCAAATGCTCAATTGGTAGCGAGTGCTGCTGCGATTGCTGCTGGTGTCATTACAAGTGCGGACGCTGCTCAAGCTGCTAAATTACTGGCAGATAAATCAAGCTTTGCAGGTGTCGATAAAACGAGCATTAGAGATATTTCATTGATCTTTGAAGGCTTGAAACAGTTTGACGCTAAGTCGTTTGAAAACTCGTTTATGCGCATGAATGACGCTTTGAATAAAGGCGCGATTACGCAAGAGCAATATCAAGATATTTTTGATCAATCTTTGAATACTTATCAAGGTTTAGACGCATCAACAAAAGCGGTTGCTGATGCAATGGAAGGATTGCGCAAATCAATGGGAGGTTTTGCAGATCAATTATTGATCGACAAGCAAAAAACGACATTGACGCAAGCGGCTACGATGGACGAATTATTGCGCCAATACGAAGTTGCAAAAGTAGCGGCGATGACGGGCGAGGCTAGTTCTGTAAATAAATTCCAAGACCTTGCAAATCAAGTTTTAGATGTCAATAAATACGGGTCACGTGCGGAGTATAATGCGGCATTTGGTGCAGTTTATCGCGATGCTAGAAACCTTGAAAATATAGGCGCAAGACAGGGCGAAAACGTAGTGGCTGAACTGAAGAACTTGAACAAGTCACAAACTGAAAGAATTGATAAGCTTGAAGATGCTTTGTTATCGGCCTTAGTCCAGATCGCAAAAAACACTAAAGACACTGTGAACACTTTAGAATTGGCAGAGATAGCATGATAATCATCATACCAACCACGATTACCAATGCAATGATAACCGCGAATACTGCGGTTAATGCTGATGCTGATTATGTCCCCGCAACGACTTATTCGGCAGGCGTAAAAGTCACTTACGGTAATTTTATTTACTTGTCTTTGCAGGCTGGGAACACAGGACATCAGCCTGATTTAACCGCTTCTGCTGCTTGGTGGTCATTAGTAAGTGCATCGAATAAATGGGCGATGTTTGATGATGAAGTACAAACACAATCAACTGCGGCAAATACGCTTTCAACGACAATCCACGCAAGTTATATCAATTCTATTTCATGCGTAAATATCACGGCTTCAAGCGTCGATATTGAGGTGAAAAAAGGCGCAACGGTTGTTTATACTAAAACGATTGATCTTTTCGATTATTCGACGATAGTAGATTGGACTACTTACTTTTTTTCAGAGCATGATTTTCAAACAGAATTTTCTTTAACTGATTTACCATCATTGCCCGATGTCGATATTAAAATTACAGTCAATAAACCTAGTAGTACAGTTGGAATAGGCAAGGTAATAATCGGGGCGCAATTAGATGTCGGGCTCGAAGAATATAATTTAAAACGCGAAGGCATCGACTACACTCAAGTTAATACTGATCCTTTTGGCGTGACGACTTTAACCAAGCGAGCATACGCAAGAAAATACAGCACGATTGCAATTATGTACAATTCAAAATTTGATTATGTATCGAAGAAATTAGACTCTATCGCTTCTGTGCCAGTTCTGTGCATCGGTGGAAATGGCTTCAAATCAACTTTAACTGTTTATGGCTTTGTAACGTACTCAATCATTTTAGAGCACTTGCAAGTTTCAAGAGTATCAATTGACGTTCGAGGACTTATTTAATGACAACAATTATCCCAACCCCAGCGCCAGTTCCTGACCCGCTATCGTCGGATTTTGGCACTAAAGCTTATGACTTTACCGTTTGGATGGCAGCGGCAGCCCCAGCGATGACAGCAGTAGCGCAAGAAACAAACGATGCGCTTAATCAGTCATTGCTCGGTATGGTATCGACAACGACATCATCAATAACAATTGCAGCCCCCGGCGGGACAGTAAATTTTACTACGCAAGCAAACAAAGGCTATGCGATAGGCATGACTCTTAAAATTGCAAGCACTGCAAACCCTGCGAACTATGTAAAAGTAAGACTGACAGCTTATAACATAAGCACTGGCGTATCCGCTGGCACGATTATAAGTAACGGCGGCAGCGGAACGTTTGCGAGTTGGTCAGTATTCTTTGACGTGCCTGATCCAACGGTTTTGAGCGTACCAACAGGCGAGGCAGTCGCGGCTGGAAATTTGCTGGCGATTGATGATGCTGGTAACAGTATGAGTGCAGGGTCAATCACGACGGCAGTTCTACAAGCCGTAACTGCTACAAGTATGCACGCTTGTCCGCTTGCCAATGGAAATACGGCTATTTTCTGGACTGCTGGATCGACGGATTATCGTATGATGATCATCAACAAGTCGGGTGGCACTGTCTTGGATTCAACTTCCGTTACAACAGGTCAGAATAGCGGCCTTGTTTGGTCGGCAGAATTGACAAATGGAAATATTGCTATCGTCTATTTTCAAATCACGACAGGTTATCCCGTATTTAAAATAGTAAGCCAAAGTGGGGTGCCGGTAGTCGCTGAAACGGTTATCGAGGCAGTTGCAGGAGTTGGCCAAATCAAGTGCTGCGCACTAACAACAGGTGGATTCGCAGTTACTTATAACACAGCAGCCAACAATCGTTTTGCGACGTACTTCAATGATGGGACTCCAAACAGGGTTCCGACAATTAATGTGTCCGGCGCTCAAACTCGGGTGGCAATTTGCCCGACAGCTTCGGGTGGATTTATCGCGCTGGCCGGAACTAATAGTTTAATTGGGAATATATATTACGGATTGGGTGGGGTAGTAAACACTTCTTGTGGGATTAATGCACCAATGACCTCAGGGTTTGGGGATGTAAATATTTCGTCGATTTCTGGCACTGTTGCGGCAACTGGTAGATATTCAGGGGCGATACCTAGCGGCCCGACTATTAACTTAGCATCGGATGCAAGCTCAAATGTAATTAACAGCTATGGCACAACATCAGCAGATAACAGCATTTTACATGTTCCGTTTTCAGATCTTTATGGAGTAACAAATACCGCGCTAGGCAGCGGTCATATTGCTGCACTAGGCAATGGAAATTTCATGGCGACGTTTTCCTCCGTTGCTAGTAGCGGATCAAATGAGTATCCAAGATACGTAATCTTTAACGGAATTGGTCAGGTTATGTGGTCTGGGGTCTTATTTTCTGAATTAGCAAAGCAAGGAACAAATACACCCATTTTAGTGATACCTAAAGATACGAATGGCTACTCACTTATCTGGCTTGCAGCAAATCAGAATATAAAATTTGCACAGGTCAAGTCCGGCAAAGTCGTTGGTGTTTCGCTTGGTGCGGTTGGGTCTACCCACCAGTATTTATCGGCTGGTGAGGTAACTGTAGCAAACACAAATATTCTAAACGTAGGCGATTCAAAAATAAATTATTCACGTCGTGGAACGAAGGTGGTGATCTAATGAAATATCTAATCGAAAACGAAACAGGTCATGCGGTGTGGAAGGGTGAGCAATCGCCTGAATTATTCGATGATCGCGTGTTATGTGGCGATGAAACTTTTTTATGCTTCAATTCGGAAAACTCAACTGTATTTGAGTTCGATGACTTGCCTGATTTTGTACAGCGCAAGTATGAAAAAGTAGGATCATTACTAGCCATCAG